ATGGTTGGACCGCCCACGTTCACCTGTGGCGCTTCCATTGGCAAATTCTCGTTCGACGTAATAGTGCCAGCCGTTGACGGGCTAAATAGCTCTGGCCCGCGTTCGCCGACAACGAAGGATTGGTTTGCTGCCACCGGGCCGCCATTGGCACGGCCGCCACCGAAGGCGCCAACAACCGCACCAAAGAAGCCGCCGCCCGTGGTGCCCTCCGCACCCAGTAGAAGCTCAAAAATCTTGGAGGCAAGCGCCTGCGCGGCAAGTGCCTGCAGTGTCTTGGCAAACTTAAGCGGCAGTTCGTCCAGCCCCTCGGATAGCGGGTCAGCCAAAAAGCCGGCCAGTATGTCCTGACTATTTTCCCGGGCACGTGTGAAAAAATCTTCCAGCGCATCGGACTGGTCTTTTACCCCGTCAGTGGTGTCGCCCAGTACGCCCTCAAGCTGTTTTTCTGTCTCAATAAGCGCGGTCAACTCGGTGACGCTGACGGTGGCGTTATCGCCCAGTTCGGCGATTATGTCGCGGGCCTCAATAAAGCTCTCAAACGCGCTAAGCCCCTCAGCCCCGCCGGCGTTAAATGCGTCCAGCTTGCCCCGCAGGTCGTCAATGCGCTGCTCCGTGTCCTGCACGGCCTGCACATCGACGGCAAGTTTGATTTCCAAGTCCTTGGCCACAATGGCCTCAAGCCGGTCCCGTATGCGCTGCGCTGTTTCCGCGTCGATCAGATCCTTTTCGATGAAATCGTTGAGCAGCGCTATTTTTTCCTTGGCCTTCTCGCCTGCCGTGGCAAAGCTATCCACAAAGGCCTCGGCCGCGGCAATAGCCGGGTCGGGTGGCACTTCCAGCGCCTTCTGCAGCCGGTCGCGTATGCGGGCTTCTACGTCCGGCGAAATCAGCTCGTTGGCCGCATACTCATCCAGCTTTTTAAGCTGTTCCTCGGCCTTGATGCGCGCCCCTTCAAAGTTACGCACAAACGCATCGGCCTCGCGTGCGCTGGCCCCGCCGATGGACTTGGTAAGCAGGGCTTCCAGCCGTGCAAATTCTTCCGGCTCAATAAGCCCCTTTTCCAAATCAGTGCGCAGTTTGTCCAGCGCAGTGTTGGCGGCATTGATGGCGCCCTCTAGCTGGTTCTTGTTTCGGTCGGCAAGGAACAGCCCGTTTAACGTGTCAGCCGCCTTGCTGGCCGCTGTGCGCAGTTCTTCCAGTCTCTTGGCCTCGCGCTGGGCGTCGGTCAAGCCGCCCCCGAGGGCAATCTGGCGCTGTATGTCGCGCAGCTCGTCCAGCTTGGCGATGGCCGCTGCAATAGCCTGCTCTGCCGCCTCCCGTTCGCCGGGCGCCACAATACGGAAACCGCCGAAATTCGACTGACTTGTTGACTCAAAGCCGCTGGCCGTTTCCCGCAGCTTGCGCAGCTCAGCCTCAGCCGCCGCAATATCGTCACCGGCCTTATCGTAAGCAGCACCAAAGCCGCTGGCGCCAGATACGATAATCTGCAAGCCCTGAATGACCTTGGCCACGTTGTCGATGCCGCCGGCCAGCACGCTGGTGGCCCCGGTAGCCTCATCCAGCGACCCCACAAACAGGGTCAGCGCGTTGCCAACCTTAGTCACGGCATCGCCTACCGTCAGCGGTATTTCACCAAACTCCGCATCCACCCGGTCAGCGCTTGCCTCAAGTGCTTCCGCTACCTTTTCGGCTGTTAGCTCGCCCTCGCTGCCCAGTACCCGCAGCTCGCCGGTCGTCACCTTCAAGCCATCGGCAATGGCCTTGGCCAGTTCTGGCGTCTGTTCAAGGACGCTGTTCAGCTCCTCGCCTCTAAGCGCCCCCGCAGCGAAACCCTGCCCCAGTTGGAACAGTGCGGCCTGCGCGGCCTGTGGTGCTGCACGGCTAAGCGCTACCGTCTTTCCGATAGTGCTGGTCAGCGCTTCAATGCGCTCCGCGGTGAAGTCGGTACTGCGTGCCAGCCGGATATACAGGCTGCTGGTGGCGGCAAGGCTTTGCCGGGTTTCCTGCGAAATATCGAAAAGCGCCTGCGTGGTATCAACGAGTTCTTCTTGGCTGCCCGTTACCAGCCTGAGCTGGCCCTGCAGCGCAGCGTATTCGTCAGCGGCCTTGATTATGGCCCCGGCAGTAAATGCGCCGACAACGCCAATGACACTGGCCTTGAGGCCCGCGAACTGCGTCTTGGCGCGCTTAGCGCCATCCTCAAGCGGCTTTAACGGCCCACCCTTGCCGCCACCCTTACCGCCGCCGGTTTCCCGTACGGCTGCGCCGGCCTTCTTGGCCTCGTCCTTAATTCCTTTGAGGGCTTTCTCAATGTCGCGGCCGCCTTTTTTGGCTGCCCCGGCGGGAATCTTGATTGTAATTACGCGCTCAGTCATCGCCCCGGTAATGCTCCCTAAGCTGGTCGTCAAGCCCCCAAATAAGGTGCTTCAGTTCTTCCAGACCCAGCTTATAGCGGTCGGCATAGGTGGCTATATCGGAAAACGGTATTGGGCCACCTGCAATCCTGCGGCACGTAAGCAGGTCCAGAAACGCGGTCCAGTATATCCGAATTTCCAGCGGTAGCTCGGGCGGGTCACGCAATGCCGCTGACGGTTGTATGCCGCGTTCCTCCAGCGCCGCCAATACGTTCGATTTTTTCTCGGCTGGGCGGGCAAGCTGGTCTTCTAGGAACGCGGCTAGTTTTTTGCCGTTTCGCTGAATTCCTTGGCCCGGTAGCGCGTCCAGTTTTGGGCTGCGCGCTCAACGGCCGCACGGAACTTGGGCAGGGTGGACAGCAGTTCGACGCACTTTTTGCGGCTGTACTTAAGCGGCACCTCTTTGCCATCTTTGTTCGTGGTGTACAGCTCCCAATCCGTCACCACCGTATCGGCAAGCAGTGCGCAGGCCATCTGGTCGGCGTCGGCGTCGTTATCGCCGGCTGCGCTTTGTGCGCGCGCCAGCCCACCCGTGAGCAAGCCCTTGCGATATTCCGCGTTAATATCCGGGTCAATACTGCGCACCCGTACCCGGCCAATGTCGGTGCTGCCAACCACAAGCCGCGCCCAAATCCCCTTCTCCACAGCCTCGTCGCTCATGCCGTAGGCCTCAAATACGTCCATATCAATTCCTTGCGTTTGCGTGTTGCGCAATTATGCTGGCAAAAAGAAGCCCCGACAAGCGGGGCGTTCTTTAGACCTACCGTGCGGCAGGAAGGGGGGTGCGTTAGGCGGCGTACGCGAACCGCTGATAGCTGACCGTATAGCCAAGGTCGGCATCCAGAAGCGCGTCGTAGGTCAGGTTCAATATCACATCGGTGTTCTTGCCCGGCACTGTTGGCGCGCCGCCGTTGTACTTGATGCGCGGCAGGTCGGTAAGCAGCACCCGGCCATTGATGCTGCGCAGGCCGAAGTCCACGCTGGTTTCCGCACCGTTCAGCAGGTCGGTAAACAGTGACAGGTCGTCAAAGTACGTGCCCAGTGAACCGGATACCGCCAGCTCGCCGGCGCCGATTGCGCAAGCCCCGAACACGCCGACTGCGTTGTTGCGGCGCAGGTTGTTGTTGATTTCAACCGTGGCTTCCGTCACGCAGTTGACGCCACCGCTGCCCACCACATCAGCACCGCGGCCAAGGCGGGCCACGTTGGAGCTGGTGTTGTACACGTTGCCGGCAGGGGCCGCTGCGCGCGTTGCCGGGGCATCGCTGTACAGGTCGCTTTCGGTTGTGCTGGCCAGCGCTGTGGTGCCGAAGAAGTTCACGGCGCCTGTGGCAATGGCCTGCGGCTGTAGGTTCTGCGTCAGGGTGTTGACGGCCATTTCAAGGAACGCTACCCGGGAAATCGGGCTGTGGTCCGTAAACGATTCCTCAACGATGTTCTGGTGTGCCGACACGTTGTCGGTGCCGTTACGCAGTATGTCGCCGAAGAATATGGCAATGCGGTCGCCTGTACCCGGGTCAACCTGCCACCCTGTTGGCACATTCAAGTTCAAGCCTGAGCCGGTTGCGCGCACGCCCGTGACCTGAACCCATACATCGTTAGTCGAGCGCACCGTGGCATCGCTGCCACGCAGCCGGATAAAGTGGCCCGGCGCAATGTCGCTGACGCCGGCTGCTTTGCGCAGGCCATCGTCAAAGATGCCAACAACGCTGCCAATGCCAGTGGCGTCAAAATCAATGTCGCCAGTCGCGCCCAAGAAGCCCACCACCTTGATGAAGGTGTTGGCATCGCTCTCAAAGCTGGTAGTGATTGCCGGGGCGTTTGTTTCGCCGCTGTCGATGGCGTTTATGTCATACGGTGTAACCGTAATGTCGCTGACGCCGATGGCCGTAATTTCGTACACGCCCGTGGAGTCGTCAAAGGTTGCCGGGGCCGCACTCGGGGCTTCAAGCCGTATCAGGTGGCCCACCAGTAAGTCGGCTGCCGGGGCCGCGAACGGAATAGTACCTGCGCCCATGGGGCCGGCGTCCGGCGTGTCGGTAAACGTGTCGTCCCATGCGCTAAACAGCGCATCTTCCAGCAGCGTATCGACCGCGCCGTAACTGAATTCAAACGTAATCTCGCCGCCGGCCTCGGCACCGACCGGGATAAGGTCGGAGCGCTGCCTGTCAGGGCGTATTTCGTCGGATATGATGGTGTTTGGGGTGTACGCCAGTGATGGCGCGCCTGTAATGCGGAGCTGGTTTAGGTCGCCGCCCAGCGTTGCCGGAAAAGCCGACTGCCCGGTGACGCGCCGAACTGCTACGCCGACTCTATTTGTGTCAGACATGCCTGCCTCCCGTTAAGAACCAGTTGAAGTCTAGACTCTTAGGGCGTCGTATTCAAACGTCGCAGACACATTGGCCTGCCACCAGCCGCCCACCGAACCCAGTTCTATGTATCCGGGGTCGCGCACCCGGCCGCCCCCGACCTCAAACCTTTCTATCCAAGCCAGCAGCGCCTCGGCAATTTCGTCAATCCGCTGCTGCCCCTGCCCCTCGCGCACGTATATGTTGGCCACGATTAGTCCGGTGCGCCGGAAAAACTTCTGGCCCAGCGCTGCGATGGTGCCGCTGCCGTGGCCAACGGTAAATTGTATCCACTCCGCGCCATCCGGCTTTATGTCGATATTGTCATACGCCACCTGCACAGCCGGCGTCGGGCCGCTGGCATCCCAATACGTCTTGAAGTCCTGCAGTACCGCTACCCTGAATTCCCGTGGCGTCATTTCAGCTCCTTAGTCACCCGGTTGACGGCATTTAGCCCGCGCTTGATGGCCTTGTTTATAGCATCCGGCCCGCGCGTTTGCCGGCTTGCCGTGCCATCCACCATCAACGGCGCAATGTGGTCAGCCGCGTTGCTGATATATAGCGCCTGCTTGCCGTCCCATTGCCGGATTACCGCTTGGGCCTGCGCAATGGTAGGGGCGCCCGCTGGGTCTTGCTCCGGTATCTCTTGCGACACCGGGATAGTGCCTATGCCCACCCGCCAGTTGCCGCGAGCCGTGCCCGGGCGGTAGCCCTTTGGCGGTGGGTTAATCCACAGGTCCGGGCGGCCTATGGGCGTTGACAGCACGACACTGGATGCCACCCGCGTGGCAGTTTCGCGCAGCACCACCTGCAACTCGCCCTCAAGCTGCAACAGGATTTCATCCGGGTCAAATTCTTTGGTCATTTTTGGATAACCGCTTTCCAGATGTACAGGGTGCCACCGGGCTGCACGCGCTCCGCATTGGTGACGCGGTATTCGTCGGTCCCGTCGATAATGCGGTCGGCATCGGTAAGGCTGGGCACATCAAGGCCGGCCAGCAGTACCGTAAAGCTCTCAAGCTGCGCGTTCGTGCCGGCGAGCTGCGGGCTGTCGCCCTGCGTGAATACGATTGTCACCGGCGTATCCGTAACGCTGCCGGCGTTGTCCCATGGGGCAGCCGGGTCAGCCGGCGTCAGGCTGGGCTGGCGTAGCGTTACCGGCCTGCCTTTGGCGTTGATAAGTCGCTTGGCTGTGTCTTCAAGTGCCACATCACACCCTCAGCAGCATGCCGCCGTTGCTGACGAGGTGCTTTAGCAGGCCGTCAGCTACGGGGAACTTGCGCCATGACTGCGGCCGCCCGCCATTGCCATCGGCAAATTCGCGTTCTTCTTCCAGCACATCGACCTTTTCGCGGATTTTTTTCAGCGGCCGGTTGGTGTCGTCGTACTGGATGGTCGGGAACAGCGTGCCCGGGCTGGTGGCCTCAAGCAGTGCATATTCCACCTGCGCCTGCTGCACTTCTTCGGGGATGGTCGTTTGGTCAAAGTAGAAGCCATTCTTGCGCTGCACGTTAATGCGCGGCCAGTCCAGCCGTTGGAATTCGTTGGTGGCGCGCCCCTTCCACTTGCTGTTCCAGCGTGCCGTCATATACTGCGCCGCCAAAATCAGGAAGCGCTGTTTGGCACTGCTGCCGCCTGCGGCCCAGTTGCCGCCCTGCCGGCCAGTGTTCTCAAGGTACTGGTCTGCATCGGCCACGCTGATGTACGTGTTGGCCGTTTGGCTGCCGCTGCCGGTTTCCACTTCGTACTGGATTGCCATTACACCGTTATCCCTTCGTTAATCTGGAAGGCGCCGCCGGGGTCAAGGATGGTGTCGCGCTGGCCTGCAGCGTTAATGCCCTGCACATCGTAAAATGCCGGGCCGGTAACATAGCCCTCACTCGTTGCGCGCTTCGCTGTCTCGTCAATGCCGCTGGGCACAAAGGCCACACGGCCATCTGTGCCGCCCGCCACAAACGTGCCCGGCATGCTGTCAAGGTTGCCGGTGGGCGGTATGGGCGCCGGGTCGGTGTTAATTGACAGAACCAGCCCGGTGTATCCACTCATATCTAGGTTTGCGCCGTTTTCGTCCTTGAAGGCCAAGATTATGGGCTTCGTGTCGCCGCGCGTGTATTTCAAATCCGGGCCTTTAGCCACAATCAATCTCCGCTTCTACGTCGCCCTCAACCACGGCAGTGACCTCCCCGGCCTCCACCTGTGCGCTTTTTTCGGCCTCAACCTCGGCCGTGTATTCAGCCATGACCATCACCTGCACATCGTCTGCGGCGATAATCGTAGCACCGGAGAGGTCGGGAGGCACGCCGCCGCTGCCACCGCCGCCAAAAAAAAGGGGGCGTAGGGTGGCCATTACAGCACCGTTCGCTCAGTCTCATCGGCGTTCAGCACCATCTGATGAATAACCGTTGTTTGGTCGTCGTCGTACAGGTCAATGCGCACCTGCCCGCCGCCTATATCCGTGAAGGTTGCCCGGCCGGCTGTTGCGGCCTTAACTACCGCCAAGTCGCGCGCGTAGAAGAACCCGCTGCCGTCAATGTCGCCCTGTCCATCTTTGCCAATCACCAGCGCGCTGTCGTTGTTTACCTCGCCAAGGCCGCGGAGCTGCCACATGCTTACCGCTGTGCAGGTTGCCCGTATGTTGCACGCCCCGGTGCCAAACGCTGTGGTCATAATGGTATCCGGCTGCGTGAAGTTGTTGAAGCCGGCGCCGCCGTTCCAGTTGCGCAGCACAAAGTCGATGCCCGTCTGTCCGTTTGCATCAAACTCAGGCGAAGCGCCACCCGCTACGGCGCTCCATGAGTTAAATATCTCGGTCAGTCCCGACACCATACGCAGGCCCGCTGCGAAGGCCGTGGATACAATTTTTCCACGCCAGCCGTCAATCAGGCCGGTGGTGGAGCAGTACGAAAGCAAGGGCGGCACGGTTATGGTTCCAACAACGCCCTCAACCGATACGCTGTCAAAGTGCGTGCCGCTTATGTTCTGGCCACCAAAGTCCACCATCGACTCCACCCCGTAGCCGCGCACAAAGTAGCCGGCAAGCGGTTGGTCAAGCACCAACGAGCCGCGCAGCTCAAGCTCAAGGAAATTGAAAGTCATGGCCAAGGCCAGTGCCGCGGTCAGTGTTTTTACCGGGGCGCTGCGGGTGCCGGCTGGAAATTCCGTGCCATCCACGCCGTCGATGGTGTCAATGCTGATGCGCCCTTGGTAGATGGCAAGCTGGCTCTGCGTCAGCAGTTCATCGACCCGCTGCGTTACCGGCTGCAGGCCAAGGTGCAACACCGTGCGCCCCGGGGTTGGCACGATTAGCGATAACAGCGAATCCTCGGCCACAAGGTTGCCGGCGTAGTTAATGGTCTGATCTTCGTCGCTGGAAATAATGCGCCAATCGGAGCCAAGCTGGTTCTGGATGAAGAAGTACGCGCCGGCCTCAACGCCCGGGGTCAGTGGGTCGCCGCCACTGGTGCGCCATGGCACAAAGAATTTCGCATTATCAGAATAAAATTGGTGATTTTCGCCGTTACCGACACCCGATGCCGTCAATGCGATGCGCCCGGTAGTGGCCGGGCCGGCCTCGGCGTTTGCCTTTGTGTCGTATAGCTCAAACGAGGTGCGGTCAAGGTAGCGCACGAAATAGTACGTGCTGTCCGTCAGGCCGATTGCCTCGGTGCCGCCTTCCTTGGTGTACAGCACCCGCTGCCCGGTGTGCAGGGAGTAATCCAGCAGGTCAATCTGCGTGGCACCCACATCGGTTTCCGTATTGAACGGCAGTATGCCGCGCACCCACTCCTTGCCCTTTTCGTAGAGGTCGTCCTGCACGTTGACGTTCAGAACCCCGCCCACAGGGTCGTTCAGAATGATGCGTCTGTTTGGGCCATCGAAAAACGGCATGTTATGGATTCTCGTATGTTCTATCGACCACCTGCGTCACTGGGATCGAAAAGGTACTGGCGCCCCAGCTAAAGAACAGCTCGTCGTTGGGAGGCACGCGCCAATCAAGGTTCATAAACGCCACCCGCACCGGCGTACCGCCGGAAATACTGGCCGTGAAGCTGCGGTTGTTCGTGGTGCCAGCCGTGGCGTTCTCTATGCCCGCCAGCTCATTACCGGATAGGTCATAGATGCGGATTTCCGTGTTGTCCTTCATGCCGGTGAACGTGCCGTTGACGTTGTTGTTTACCGTTACCGTGGCACCGGCACTGCGTACGCTGGGCGTCAGGCCGTCGCTGATGTTGATTATTACCGTGCCCACGGCCACGTTGACGTAGATGGCCGCATTAGCATCGCCGGTGCTGCCACCATTGGCGTCAGTGCCCGTGCTGAAGTCATTGAACACCCAGCCGGACAGGTTGTACGTTCCGGCCGCAGTAATCTCAACACCGTGCCCGCTGCCGTCTTGGTTAAATACCAGCCCTGTCTGGTTTGCCGTTTGCAGGGTAGTGTCAATCAGAATGGCGCCGTTGGCGTCCGTGGTGCCGTTAAAGATGCAATCGGTCAGCTCGCCCGTGCCGAAATTGTGCTGGTCGTTGTTGGTGAACACGCAGTTGCGGAAGTATTTGTCGTTCGCTACATGGGCGAAGCCGGTAATGGCGCCAAGGTCGATGAACGTGCTGCCATCCAGCTTGATGAAATCCACATTGGTGTCGCTCATATCCCACTGTGCGCGGGTGCCAATGTTGGTGATGGTAACGCCGTCCAACTCAAAGCTAATCGTGTCCGTCGCGTTGCCCACGTTGCGCAGTGGGAAGTGGGTTGCGCCCACAGCGCCGCAGAACAGCGTCCACTGCTCGTCAACAGCCCGGAAATAGGCGTCTGCCGTTGCTGCAGGGTTGCCCCACTCGGTAGGGCCGAACCAGCTATATTGAGCGCCCGCCGGGTTAGCCAGCAGCGCCCAGCCGTTTGTGATGCTGTCACCCAGTACGTCTGCAGTGGTTTCCGGCGTGCCCACGGTGCCGCCGTTGATGCGCAGCGCATAGCTGCCGTTCGCGTGGAAGCTAAAGCGGTCCAGCTTGATGTTGTCTACGTTGCCCTGTGCCTTGGCCAGATGCACCGTGCCAAGCCCCACGGACGTAATGGATGCGACGGTCAGGTTAGCCAGCACGCCCGCATATACGTTGTTGTATGGGGCGTTCGCGCGCTCCGTTACGTCCAGCTTATAGCTGTTCCAGAATACGTCCAGCGGCATGCCCGGGCTATCGTTACCGCCCACACCAAAGCCCACCCGGTCAGTGCCATCGCCCAGCACGTACTGCACGCCGCCATTGGCCGCGGTTTCAACGAGGTTGTCCTTGAGAATCATGTAGCAGGTGGCGTCGGAAAGGTCGCGCGTGCCGCCTATGCTGGTGGTGTAAATATGCTCGTCGGTGTTGCTGTGCTGCGTGCTGATTGCATTGGTGCCTTCGTAGACGAAGCCCGCCGTATTATCGACAGACACCGGGCCATCGCCGGTGAACCCGGTAACGGCATCGCATGCGTTCAGCTCTGTTCGTAGATCGACACTCATTGGCCTGCCCAGAAGGCCAGCGCTATGGCAGCCGCATTATGTCCGTAAAGGTCAACGTCCTCGGGCGTGGCTATCCGGCACAGCGTATCCTGCGGCCGTGCCAGCTCTGCGTTGCCGTGCAATGTGCTGCCCAGCACCAACGTCATGCCCTCAGGCGCAAGACTAAACAGCTCCGCGGGGCTGATATTGCCGTGTGGCTCAAGGAACACCCGGGGGCTGTCGTCCGGTATGCCGGCCAAGCAGGTGGCCATATCAGGCCACTGCGAGAAGGTGCCGCGTGCCATTTTTGGCTTAACCGGGCAGAAGTGGAACTCGGTGACGCCGAAAGCGCCTTTTATTTGCCGCCACATACGCCAATCCAGCGCAGCCGCCATCTGCACGGTTTCCCAGTATGCGCAAATTCGCAGCATCATTGCTCCCTAAATAAAAACGGCCGGGCCAGTCTAAGCCAGCCCGGCCGCTTTGTCTGCATGCCGACCCTGCGCTTACGGGTTGGCGTAGTTACGTTCTAGCGGCGCGACAAGCGAGAACGACTGGTTTTCTGCCTCCACGATGGTGCCTGTGGCCAGCACGTACTGACCCACATTCAGCCCAAGCGCCACCAGCGTAATGGGCGCATCGGTGCCACCGCTGCCGGCCCCGCGCTGTACATTGCCGCTGTAGTCAAAGTCGAACGGCTGCGTGCTGCCGCCCGGGCTTTGTGGTACTGCGCCTGCAATGTCGATGGCGCTGGCGTTCTGCACGGTGATGGCGTTAATGGTGCCGAAGTCGAAGCCGGCGTTGTCGCCCGTATCGTCGTTCGTGAAGAACATGCGGTAAATCGCGTCAATGTCCGTGGACAGGTTGGCGTTGAAGGCGATGTTTCCGGTGGCCACAAACGGGAACGACCGAATGTCGGTGGCGTTCTCGGGGAAGCGCACCCGGTTCTTGTCAGTGCTGGCAAAGCTGTCCACGTACACGCCAAGCGCAGTGGCGCCTCCCGGGTTTGTGGTTTGCAGCACTGAGCTGAGCGTGTTGCCTGTGGACGCAATGGCCAACAGCGGTTCGGCGAGCTGCCCAATGACGGTGACTACCGCCGCGCCTGCGCCGTCGTTTATGTCGATGGTGTCCTGCAGCCTAGCCTGCACGAATGCGTAGATCTGTTCCGCGCTGGCCACGCCGCCGCCGTCTTCCTGTGGCACGGACACATCGCCGTCCACAATTACGCCAAACTGCGCATCACCCGGGCTGGGCGTGTCGCCGCCAATAGGGTTGAAGCCACTGCGGGTCTGGTCGCTGCCGAAGTAGGCGACGGTCATATCGTTGTACGGGGCGGTGACGCCGCCGGTGATATTGGACAACAGGGTTGCGATATTCCCCGCAGTTTCGGTCGTCGCCAAGTCGGTAATAACTGCGTCGGCGCCCTCGGAAAGCGGGAAACGATACACCTGATTGGTCAGGCTGATTACACCAATGTCGGTCGTGGTCGATTGGTCGTAAGTCTTGCCGAAGACGCGAATACGGCAGGTGAATACATTGGCCCTGCGGTCAATGGCCACCAGTGCGGTGGTGTCGTCGGCATTGGCCGTGAAGCTGGCTGTGGCCACATCAAGGTCGGTCGCCGTAACGGCCAGCACCACGAACGAGCCATTATTGCCGGTATCCTCGGCGTTCTGTATGAAGATGCTATCGCCGACCTTCACGCCATCGGTAATCCATGAGCCAACCGTGCGCGTGAGCTGGTCGTTGCCGCCGCCGCCGTCCACGAAAGCGATAGTGCCGGCGCCCGTCAGGTCGATGCGCTGTATGCTTTGCACGCCCTCGTTCACGGCCCCATCGAAGGTGGCCGTAATAATGTCGGCCGCCGCGTCAGCGCTGTCGAAGAACGAGTAGGCAAAGTCGCTGGCGTCAATGTTGCCCAGCGTTAGCCAGCAGAAGAACTGGTTTGTGATGAAGCCGTTTACGTCTACCTCATCCCAGCCACCTGTGCGCAGCAGTTGCCGCGTGTTGCTGTCCGGGGTGGTGTCCAGCGTGCCATCGGCCTCGTCGGCGGGCACCCAGCCAGATACGAACTCAAACTGCTCCGGCGTAATGGAAATCACTGGGAACGGGAACTTGATTAGGTCGTTGTCGTTCTTCCAAAACAGCTTGAGCGCGCTGTAGAAGGACTGCCACAGCACGCCCGCGTCGTCCAGCACCACGATGCTGCCTTTGCCGTTTATGAAGCCAATGGCGCGGTCGCTGGTGTCGAAGTGGATATTTTTTTCGTCGGCGTCGGTGCCGAAGATGCGAATGGTCTGGGAAACCGCGTCGGTGGTGGGGGTGATTACCGTACCGACCAGCCGTTGCTTGGTTGCCGTTATTGACACGCCTGCGCTGTAGGCGTCTACCAGCCACAGGCCGTCATTGGTGGGGTCGTCGGCATCCCGTACTTCAATGTAGTCGCCAACAGTAACCGCCGGCACGTTTGCGGAGGTGATTACCTTCTGGTCAGCGCCGGCACCGGCTGCGAAGGTGGTTGCGGCCACACTGGTGATGCCGCCCTGCGATAGTTCATCCGGATCGTTGATAAATGGCATTTAACTGTCTCCCAAGACCAGTTTCCGCTGGAGAATTAGCTCTAGCTTCATGATTTCCCGGCGCTCAGTATCTACCGTTTCCTGTAGCCGGACAAGCCCCGGCCGGCGCGCCTCAATAAGCGCCTCAATCTTTTCCACCGGCATGCCCTCAATCATATCGTCGGTCCAGCCCCACATATCGAACGGCACGTGGCGCTCCATTTCCAAAATCGTAAGGTCAGCATCCTCTGGAATGCCGAACTGTTTGCGCACCCGGGCCAGTTCTTCCGGGGCCATTTCCTGCAGCTTTGTCATGGAGTACCTCAAAAAAAAGCCGGCACTGCTGGCCGGCTTGATGGTGTGCTGTTAGTCAGCCGTGATATTTACCCTTTTTTGCCGGCTTTTTCTTGGCTGGCTTCTTTCCCTTTGGCTTTCCCTTCATCGGCATTGGCCTTCTCCGCTTTGGGGGCTGCGGCCTTGGGCGCATCGTTGACGGCCTCATAGCCAGCCGCCAATATGCGGGCTGACATAGCCGGCGTGCAGCTTACGACCTTATCCCCTTTCTTGAATTTAAGCATGCTCAAATCTCCGTTAAAGAACGGGGGTGGCTGTTAGGCCACCCCCTATCGGTTACGCTGCTGTCACAAACTGCGCGCCCAGCTCGCCCTGCACAACCTTGGCACCGACCAGCACATCAAGCGAAATCACGCTCTGCTTGCTGGTAATGTCGTAGTCGCGGATAACGCGAATGGACAGGCCGCCGTCGCTGATTACAGCACCCTCTGCCTCGGGCGGCACCGCCAGCGGCACGGATGCGAAGGCAAACGCGCGCGGGTGGAACAGTGCGCCGCGACGGAAGTAGCTGTCGCCTGCAGTGGCCGTGTTGATCGTGACGACAGTCGTAGCTGCCACGGTGGGCGCCTTGAGCTGTTCGCCTCGGATCAGGCCGTTCGTGGTCGGGTCGTAAAGAACCGCCGTGCCAACACCGCCGGCACTGGTCACCATGTCAGCCGCAAGAATGTAGTTCTTGGGGCCGCCATCGGACACAGCATGGTCGATGGTGATGGGCGTGCCAAGCGGGAACGTGGTAGTAACCGACAGCCCGGAAATCTGCACGCTGGTCGCGCCGACAACATCGTTGTTGTCCGTTACGCCCACAACGTCAGCAGCAGCAGGTGCCACCAGCGGCGTGTCGCCATCCACGTTCTGACCCATAAAGTGGTCAAGCCCGAGGATGCGGCCAAGGCTGGCTTCGCGCAGGGCAGTGCCCTCGTCACCCTTCTTGTCGGCTTCCGTGAAGGAATCAATGGACAGGAACGCGGCCTCAAGCTCCGGGTCGTGAACCATTACACGGCCGGCCATCGGGACTTTCTGGTTGTTCAGCACCTTGCGGGCCTGTGCCAGTGAACTGATGGTCGTCGGAAGGGCTTGCGCCACATTGGAGCCGTCCACGTTTGCGAACGATGGCAGGTCCTTGTATTTGCTGGCCGCGTAGCGGTCAACGTCTTCGGCAATGGATACCACCTGCGGCTCCAACACCTGCGAGCTGAAATCATCCAGATCGAGGGTCAGTTCCCGGGTGGTAATTGCAAAGGATGCGTCAACGTGGCGTTCCAGCTTCAAATCGACCTTCGATTCTTCAAGCTGGCGCGAGGAAATCGCCCCGGTGAATTCCTGTGCGTTGCCGCGGTCACGGCGCCTGATGCGTACGGTATCGCCGCGTGCTTCGGTGCCGGTAAACGACCCCTCGTACTCGCGGTCCATGAGCAGCGTCGGCACAAGGTTGTTCTGCAGGATAAGCAGTGCTTCCCGTGCGAGCCAGTCAACTGTCAAGATGGACATAGTTATGCTCCCAAAGTAGGTTCAAAAAAAAATCAAAGTTTGAACCGAAGCTCCTGCAACGGTTTAGATGTAGCGCTTCCGGGCGGCTTTTTGCTTCATCCGCTTCTCGCGGAATGTGGCCATATCGGCCTGCGCCAAGTCCCCGTCGCCCTTACCGCCGGCATCTCCTGATCCTGCGGCTCCACTTCCCTGTGAGGCTGGCCACCAATGGCGTGCGTCGTCCTTCTGCTCATCCAGCCATTCGCTCACCGTTTTCGGTGATGTGCCATCCTTACCGAATAGCACCCCGCCATCCGAATCCTTCACCACCAGCATGTCGCGTTCGGTGTCAAATTCAAAGGCGCGTTCTGCCCTTAGTTGAATGTCCGGCACTGCTGTTCCCAGCACCCCGGCATCCTTAGCGGCCGACAGTACCTCCGCTTTCAGAACTGTACCTCGCAGCTTGCTATCCAGCAAACCGTTCTTTTCGGTGGCTTGCTCAAGCTGCGCTGTAAGGTTGGCCATCTGGTTTTCGTAGTCGCGCTTCAAGCTGCCTGCGCGCTTTTCAAACCATTCGTCGTGCTTGCCTTCGGCCAGCAGCTTGCCAACCTCGTCTTTCTCAAGGTTTTTCTTCATGTTGAGCAGCGCCGTAATGCCATCGTCGCCGCCCAGTTTGTCCAGCGTGCCCTTCAACCCCTTGAACTGGTTTTCCAGTTCGCGCTTTTCGTCAATGACTTTTTGGTTGAACGCCTTGAGGTTGGCCGTTTCCTTCTCCACTGCTGCCGCAATTTGCGCCTGCAAATCACCGCCGCCCTCGCCGCCCTCGCCGCCTGTTCCACCTTCGCCGCCCTCGCCGCCGTTGTCACCATCGGCACCGACGCTGCGATTGAAGCCGGGGTTTGCTGCGTAAAATTGGTTCCAGCCCTGTACGTCATAATTGTCGCGGGGCATCTGGTTTGCTTGGTTCATGTCCTCTCCTGAGTTGCGCTCCTGCGCATGACAGACCGGACTTTATCGCGGGCTTGCGCGTTACGCAAATCTAGCCGCCGGGAATGTTGGCCTTGGCAAAGGCATCGGGATACTTATTGCGCAGCTCGGCCAGCGTCAGGGTCTTGCCGTGCCGGTTTACGAATTTGTCGATGGGCAGGTCGCCGCGCCTAAACAGGGCGCCCCGGGTTGGCCCCAGTACATCGTCCTGAAATGCTGCGCTTTGCCGGCCAAGCCAGTCACCGTAATTGGTGTCCGGACTAACGTAGCCGATATTCTTTTCGGCCCAATCGTTTGCTGCTTGCCGTATGCGCCGCCGGCGCTGGCGCTCGCTCAGGTTGCGCCAGTTGTCACCCTCTTTGGCCTTGGCCGTCTTGCGGAAGTTGCTGCGCCGGGCCGGCGTGCTGGCCGTGCTGGTTACTGCGGTGCGGTGTGGGGGCACAACGCGCAGCGGGTTAATGACCGCCTCCATCTGGCTGCGGCAGTTGAAGTGGGCAGGCGGGCGGGCGTTGCTTGGCTTTAGCAGCGGAATGTTCTTCGGGAAATCCTTGGTAAACGGCACGCCCTTGCCGTCGCGTGCGCTGCAGATGCGCGTGGTAACGCCGTCCAGTATGGCCCGCCATATAAGGCCCGTCACCACATCGTTTTCCTGCCACGTGCCCTCACGCACTTTGTTGGTGATGAAGTTGATGGCGCTGGCGTTGATGGCCTTTAGCATGTTGAACGACTGGTTAGTAATGCCCGGGAACACCCGTGTGCCGGTTACGCTGCGCAGTATTTCGTCACGGCTAAGGCCGTCCGTGATGCCGATTGTTATGGTGTCGCGTAGCCGGCGCAGGTCGCTGTTGATGGTGTCGCGCAGGTGGGCCTCGGTTGTTTTACCCCGCCACGTATCGCCCAGCATGGCAGTGACTACCGGGTTGGTCAGCCGGTTGGCTTCAAACGTGTCCACCGCCATGGAGCTTTGCAGCAGCTCGGCCTGAATGATGGCCTCTGCCTTGGCAAAGTCGCGCACGTTGTCCAGTACGTCCTTCTGGATGGCCCGCCACTGGTCGCGGCGTAGCTGCAGGATGGCGTCTAGCAGTTTTTTCAGGCTTTTCTGTTTGCGGGCTGCCGCTGTACCTGTCTCGCCAAAGCTGTCGAGGCGGCGGCGCAGTGCCTCCACCATCGCGCCATCGGCCTCACGTAATAGCTGGCGCAGCCGGCGGGCGTCGCCTTCTTTGAGGCGTTCAAGGTCAATCTGGTGCCGGGTGAGGGCGTCACTGAGGCGTTCAACGGCGGTGGCCATGTGCTACGCCTCGTCAACGTCTTCGGCTTCCTCTACCTGCTGCTTGCCGCGGGTTTCCTCACCCTCGGCTTCGCCCTGTGCGGGTGCCGGGGGTGGGCCAAACAGGTCTATCTGGTCGCCTTCGTCGGCAATTTCGTCCATTTCGGTTTCAAAGTCTTTGTCCGTTACCTTGTGGCGGCGTGCCAGTTCGTGAATGCTGGCTGCGCTTAGCGGCGCGCCGGCGTTCTTGGCCATAACGTAATCCAGCAGCGCCTTTCCGGACATTAGCGGCTCGCTGAAATCGGTGTTTGCCTCAAAGATAACGTCCGAAACATCGGCGTCCGGGCCGCGTCGGGCACGGACAAGCGCCTGCAAGGCCGATTGCATTGCGGCACCTGCATTCACCACCATCGACTTGATAGTTATGTCAGCGCGCGCGTAGCGCCTTGCACGGCCACCCTCGCTCTCAATGCCGCCACCGCTATCGTCGGCCAGTTGCCCCGTTTCCTGCCCGAAGCGTTCGTACTGCTGGTCGATGCTTTCCTTCATGTACGGGATGCCCTGCCCGTCAATGTCAAGATATTGCGCCTTGCCGGCCTCGTTGGGGAACGCCCATATTTCGCCACCGCCAATTTCGCCCGGCATATCCTCAGCGTCCACGCCGAACAGGATTGGCTGCGGGTCGCCCTTGATGTACAGCGCCCGGTGATAGTCGGCTGTCTTGCGGTATATCCAGATGGCCCGCTTGGCCATAGGCAGCGCCGGGATGGGGCCGTACTGGAAGCCCTTGTTGATAGCATTGATTACCGTAATCGGTATCTCGCCAAACTCGTTGCCAAACAGTACAGGGGTCACAAAGCCCTGCGGGTCGGCGCCGGGCAGGTCATACACCACCTCCGGGTCTTTGCCGTCGCGCGCCTTCCACAGCCGTACGCGGTAAACGGGGTCGCCGCCTTCGCCCGCGTCAGGTGTGTCAAGCACAAGCTCGCGGTAAAAGGTTACGTCTTCCTGCTTGTACTGGTCGTCCTCTTTGGGCCGGCTAACCACTTCTTCCAGCACGGCAAGTATCGGGCCACCGCCCATCAGCTTGGGCAGCACGTGCCAGTTGATAAGGCTTTCGGCCCGGTAGGGGCACAGGAACAGCTCGTCGCCAATTACCTCGGACAGCAGCGTGATGCGGCCAACCTGCAGCACCTCGCGCGTGACCATTTCCCACAGTTCCTCAATGGTGTCGCCGTTGGGCGTGGCGCTTTCCAGCAGGTACTCAAACTCGGTCGGCAATTCGATGGTCGGTGGCTTTTCGTGGATTAGCCCCTGTATCGCGTTGATGGTGGTGTTGGTAATGTCAACGAACTCGGCGAACATGGCGTAAAAAGCATATCGGTCATAACTGCCGCCATAATTGTTGCTGATTATTTCGTTGAGGTTCAGCGTGCCGCCTTGGCCAAGTAGGCCCGGGGGTGGCGGCAGGTAGCGCTTCACATCGGCACGCACTGCGCGCTCGCCCTTACACCAATCGCGCATGGTACGCCAATCATCGGCAATTTCTTGGTACTTCGGATTTCTGCTACTGATTGGCATTAGCGACCGCTCACTTGTTTCCGCGCCATCTTACTCGTTCCGCGATAGATTCGATACCGCCACTCGTCACCAACGTGATCTTCGGCGTCGGTGTCAACGTCGTCCATATTGCGGCTGTCCCGTGGCAGTACCGGCACCGTCCGGCGCCATTGTGGGCACTGGTCGGTCACAAAGAAACCGGGCTGCTCTCGGTCTTGCTGCAGGGCATTATGCAACGCATCACGGCATGCTTGCCAGCCGTTGACTCTTGAACCCGGGCCGCCGCTTGCTGGTTTGAACTTAATTCCGGCCGCTGCAGCTACCTGCCGGGACACTGCGTTGACGTTTTCCCGCTTGCCCGGAAAGATAGCAGGGTCGGCCGGCCCGGCGTGCATTACACGGCCGGCAAAGTACTCGGCCTCGCGGCTTTTTATGCCGTGGCCAATGTCAGCGTTCTGCAGCCCCAGCCCCTCGTTGGCATTGCCGTTCCATCCGTACCATTCGCGCAACCGGATAACGTCGCCCTTGATTAGCGGCAGCACGGTGTCGTCCACTAGCGGCAGCTCCATGTACTGCTTGGCCTCGCCATACCAGCCCACGGAAAAGGGCTTGCTGCTGCCCCAGTCAAACGCTCGGTCAAGGTACAGGCCATCCACCGATTGCGGCATGGCAATCACGTGGCGCTTGGCGTTGAATATGTCGTCGAACATGCCGCCGGCCGTAATATCCCAACTCCCTTCCAGCCACGCCTTGCGCTTATTGGGGTCGGTGATGGCCTTAAGGTTGGCCACGTACATGGGGTCAACCTGCAGCAGTATCCGGTTCTCGCTCAGGTGGCCAAAGATATGCACACGGCTGCGGCCGAACTCGTCAAAGTACGGCTCGCCCATGGGGGCGCGGTCAATAAAATGCTGCTTCACCCAGTTGTGGCCAATGCCATACGGGTTGCAGGTTGCGCGCACCATGCGGGGCATGGGCCTGCCCGTTTTGGTGTCGCGGGCGCTGGCGCTGCTACGGCAACAGCTCATCATGCTCGTATAAGCGGTATCGAACGCCCAGTTAGTCAGTTCTTCCCAGCCAATCCACGGGTATTCGTGGCCGTGATATGCCCAGTAATCATCCTCGGTGCGCATGTGCCGCAGCAACAATTCTTCGCCAGATGGGAACACCCACTTGCGCCCGGCGCCGGCAAGGTACTTGGCGCCCGGGAACAGCGTGTAGAACCACTTCTTTGACTTGGCGATTACGTCAACGAGCTGCGTGGCCTGCTCGCGGAACAGGATGCCGCGCCATGCCTCACCGTAGCCCCGGCCCACCTCGCGGGCGTAGGACATAAGCAGGCCGTCCGTCTTTCCCGGGCCGCGGGTGCCGTGGTAAAGCAGCTCAAAGGCCGGGCAGTTTAGGAAGAAGTGCTGCGACCCGGGCTGTGGCGCCCAGCCAATATCGCGCCCGGGAACCCAGCGGTCTACATCGAAGTCGTCGCTTTCAACCTCGTCAAGTGTCAGCCCGTCAAGATGCGTCTGCTGGACTGTCATCCAGTGGCACCTGCGTGGCCTTCATTTTGTCGCGGGCCTGCTTGCTCCATTCCTCAATGTCGGTGACATGCGCCGGCACCACCAGCACACTGCCCTGCTGTTCCGGTGGGTCAGTAGGCCGGCCCTCCCGGTCCAGTTGCCCGCGGAACTCCTTGCGGCCCCAGCGTTCGTGGTGCTTGCGTTCCAAGTACCATGCCGAGGCTTGCCAGTGCGCAGAGCCGGCGTTGACTATGCGCTGAACGTGTAGCGCTTCCGCTTGGGCGATGGCCTTTTTAATGTCCTCCAAAAAATCCCGATATTTGCCACGCTGCGCCTTTTCGCCCTTCGCCTTCCAGTTGAAATAAGTACTCTCCGAAACGCCGCAGGCTTCGGCTGCCGTGGTTTCGTAATTGCCTGCACGTATAAAGCCGCACAGCTTTTCCTGCAGCTCGGGCGTCAGTTTGCTGGGCCTGCCCCTTCCGCGGCTCATGCCCCTGCTCCGTCAGCGCCCAGCTCCAATTCTTCGTCGGGCGCGTAATCCGTCAACTCGCCAAACTGCACTTCGCCAAGCCGTTCCGCGGCCACCTGTGGGCTGCCTTTGCAAAAAATCAGCACGTTCTGGTGAACGCGGCACAGCTTGCGGCCTGATTTGAACGGCCGGGCCGCCCTGATTGGGGCCGTGCCCCGTGGCGTTACAAGGATGCCCTCGTTGTAATAATCCAAGCCGGCGTCGATAAATGCCTGCACGGTGTCGGCTACGAAATTGCGGTACACGCCATCCGGTGCCCGCACCTCACTGACCACAAAGCAGGCAAAGCTATCGTCCCGCAGGTGCGCAGCACTGTGCGCAATGATTTCCCGGTACACCCGCAGGAAATCGGCGTATTCCATGTTCGATATGTCGCGCTTGTCGTCGCTGTAAACCTCAAGGTCAGCGTACGGCGGGCAGCTAAATATCAGGTCGGCCGTGGTGTCCAGTGTAGGCAGCACCACACTGCTGTCGCCGGCATGCCACTCAATATCGCCGGCGCCCACATCGTTGGGAATGGCCGTTTGCCGTATGCCCACCACCCAGAACAAGTCGCCCGGCTGTACGTGGTTGATGCACTTGGCCTCATAGTGGGCGTCCAGCTCCAAGCCTTCCAGCGCCGTGCGTTCAGCCGGGGTGTGGTAGTCCGTGCCGG